TTTCACTACAACGACATGATTGATGCATTTGGTCGCAAACTCATGAACGGTGATGTTATTGAGATTCCCAACTTGAAAGACTACCATCCGCTGAATCAAAACATACCTAGAGCATTGCCTAGATACTATGTTATTCAAGATGCGGACTTTGCATCAGAAGGATTTTCAGTAACTTGGTTGCCTCACTTGTGGCGTGTGAAATGCACACCCATGAAGGACCAACAAGAGTTCAACCAGATCACCAACAAGCCGTTTGTGGCAGAGAACATCTGGGATCCGGGCAACTTCTATCCCACAGGTAGCATTGTGAACTATGGCGATACCTATTACCAAGCACAGAGCAATGTGCCTGCTGATACCCCCATCACCAATGCTACCTTCTGGCAAGAGTACAACCCAAGCACCATTAGTGATGTACAAGGCACACGTGAGAAAGATTACGAAATTAACGATGCTATTTTGGCACAAGCAGATGCAGAAGTACCGTTGTCCGGCTACGACAATACCACGTTCTACATTGAGCCCACCACGCCCTCAGGCGGGCCTGCCAATCCTACTAGTCTGACTGCTGATGAAAGTCTCACTGTAGATGGCACACAAGGCGGCATGAGCACTACACCCACAGGCGAAGGTTATGCTTCAGGATACCTCACTGGTGGTGGCACAGCACCAAATGGTTTGCCAGTTACTCCTGCTGTGAACTTCCCGCCCAATCCAGTGGCTGGTGCTTATGTGTTGCGCCTGGACTACAAACCCAATCGCTTGTTCCGTTATGATGGAGCCCGTTGGGTCAAAGTTGATGACAAGGTCCGCACCAATCTCAACAACGGGCCAACAAATAAAACACTGCGCAGCGGCTTCGTAAATAACACTGCTACTGTCAGCACCAAAGACTTGGGCAACATTCCAAGTCGTCAGAGTTTGAGCGAAATTCTTCGTCCCCGAGCAGACAATGGTGATCAAGGTGGCTTCTTACCGCCAGGAACATAATGCAGCAATTTTTTTACGACGCCCAAATACGCAGATTCTTATTGCAATTCACAAGGATCTTTTCAGGCTTTCAAATTGAGTATGCCAACGAGAACGACGGAGTAAATGCTGCCGCACTGATACGTGTGCCTGTGCGATATGGTGACGCCACTCGCAATGCACAAACTATCATACAAGAAAACAGTCGCAACAGTTTGCCATCAACTCCGTTGATGACATTTTACATCACTGGCTTGGATTACGAACAAAGTCGCATGCAGGATCCGTATTTTGTGAGCAGAATCAATGTGCGTCAACAAACTTATGACCCGGCCACAGAGACCTACGAAACCACACAAGGCAATGCGTTCACAATTGAACGACTCATGCCTGTACCATTCAAACTCACAATCAACTTGGATATTTGGACGAGCAATACTAATCAAAAGTTGCAGTTGTTGGAACAAGTTCTTACCTTGTTCAATCCCAGTTTGGAAATACAGAGCACAGACAACTACATTGACTGGACCAGTTTGAGTGTGATGTACCTGGATCGCACCACTTGGAGTAGCCGCACAGTGCCCATTGGCACAGACAATCCTATTGATATTGCCACACTACAATTCAGCATGCCTATCTGGATATCACCACCTGCCAAAGTGTTGAAACTGGGTGTGATTGAACGTGTGATTGCATCAATGTACGATGCGCAAGGCGACTTGAACAATGCCATTGACAATGAAGACCTGTTGATGGGCACCAGACAAGTAATCACTCCATTCAATTATGCTGCTGTGTTGATTGGCAACAAACTACAATGTTTGCAACAACAGTACTTGTCGCAAGAACCCAGCAATGACAGCATTGCACCTACAGAAATTGTACCCGACTCAAACTTGCTGTGGCCAGCCGTGATTGACTTGTATGGATCACTGCGTCCCGGCATCAGTCAGATACGACTAATCCAGCCTGACGAAACTGAAGTTGTAGGTACCATTGCACTAGACCCAAATGACGATAGATTCTTGTTGTTTGATGTGGACATTGATACCACACCACAAAACACACTAGATCCCATTGACGCTGTGATCAACCCACTGACATCCGGTCCAGGTGACGGTTTGGATTCTGCCTTGGAAGGTCAACGTTATTTGCTTACAGAGGACACAGGATCTTTAGACAACCCCAATCCTGCAAGCGCCTGGGTTGGTGCCAATGGTCGCGGATTAGTGGCACAGGCCAATGACATCATTGAGTACTCAAACAACTACTGGCGTGTGGTGTTCCGTGCTGCCACAGAACCCAACAACATCCAATACGTCACCAACATTACCACAGGTATTCAATACAAGTGGGTGGGCGATGCCTGGGTCAAGAGTTATCAGGGTGCATATCCAGGAGGCACCTGGAGGATCGTGCTGTGAAGGCCGTGGGCGTTTGGTTTCGTAGCAGTGCTACAGGACGTTATCTATACCTACTACGCAACGATACTAGACATCCTGGTTCTTGGGGACTGCCTGGTGGTAAGGTAGAAACAGGTGAAACATTGTTGGGTGCCATGGAACGTGAGTGCATTGAAGAACTGGGTTCAATGCCTGAGTATCAACGACTAGTTCCACTAGAAAAATTCACATCATCAGATGGCCAGTTTGAATACAACACCTGGGTATGTGTTGTAGCAGATGAATTTGTGCCTGTGTTAAACGACGAGCACATGGGCTATGCCTGGATTGATCGTGGTCAATGGCCCAGACCCATGCACCCTGGCTTGTGGTCAACTGTGAACATTGAAGCAGTACAAAGCAAGATAGACACTGTGGAGCGGTATCTTGCTGCTGGCGTTTAGGCCTGGCTTTCCTGGAAACTCAACTGAATCTCACCTACTGGACTGGATTGTGCGCCCAATGCAGTAATCACCACGGCTAACACTTCTGGTCCATTGGGATAGGTGCCTGTGCCTGGGATTGAACTTTGTCCAATCTGCTTGATCTGTGTTAGATCCAAGTTGTTGACACCTGTGGCCTGAATTGGAATGGCAAACAAGCGTTCACCACCGGTTATGTCTGCTGATACCGCAGCCACTGTCATGAACAAGTCGTTAGTTGGACTTGATCCGCCCAATAGGTTACCAGTAATTTTCACAGTGTCGCCCACAGCATATCCTGTGCCAGGATTTTGCACTGAGATACTTGTGGTATTGGTGGCATAAGTTGTTCGTCCTGCACTCAACTGCACAGTGACGTTGGCCGTTGAACCCGAACTGGACACGTTGGTCAATGCCAGGCCAGAGAACGTTCTAACACTACCTGACAAAACCATGGTTCCTGACCGAGTAAAGCCGCCGGTTGTGTTCAACGGAGCAGCCTGCACACCACCTGTGGTTTCGTTGTTGTATCGCGGTGCCACAGCAAACTGTGTAAAACTAGGTTGGAAACCACCACCAGCATTGTTCAAACCTGACCACACAGTGTTGGCCGAGTCAATGTTGTTAGGATTCAAAATACCTGTCACAAGATATCGTCCTGCACTAACGTTCACGGTGAGTGTGTCCAGTGTCAACTGCGCACGATTGATCAAGTCACGTTGGCCCAAGTCACCAATAACACTGTTTGAAACACTAGGAGCCAGGCGCATCAAGAATGCAGTTTGGCTGGCACCTGTTGTGGCTGGCAAACCATAGTTGCTTCTATTATAGGTAAATGAGAAGCCCTCATCACCGTTGAAGTTGCCGTCCATGATAACCGCACTACCCCAGTGACTCACTAGTGGCACACAGGTGTTGGAGATCAATATCACTCCTGAATTGTCCAGGTGACTAGTGGCTGCACTGCTGGTATAACTGCGGCTTTGTCCTTCGGCCCACTGTGTGAATGTTGCAGCACGGGTGCAACCAGTCAAGTCGTTGCCTGATTTGCCTGAATACTTTATAACTTCACTGTCAATCATCACATACGAAGGATATGTCACTGAAGCCGGAGGATAATCTGTAGCATCCTTCAATGTGATTGTGGTTTGACTGTCTGTGATAGCACCGTTCAATGAGTTCACTGGAGTTTCGTTTATGGCTTCATAACGTGCAGGCAAGTTACCTGAACGCATGTAGGCTTCATTGCTGATGTTGTTGTTAGGACGTCTGTGTGCCCAATTGAATTTGCCATCTTGACCGCGCAAC